CACCACACAAAAAAGAACTTATAGAAAACCAACGTGATAGTTTAATAGAACTTGGCGAAGCTTTACTTGTTTTGAATAGGTTAGATTTAAAATGTATGTCTTTAAGTGGTGACTTGTACCGAAACAATATTATGCTTTTAGAGTTAAAAGCAGAAGTAAACGAATTAAAAAAAACAAATAAAAACCTTTTAGAAAATGCCACGTTGTAAAAAATGCAAAGAAAAGTTTGAAGCTTTACACTTTAACCAAAAGTATTGTACAGATAAAACAGAATGTGTAGAAGAATGGATCAAGAAAGCAAAAGAAGTGCAATGGAAAAAGAAAAAAAAACGAATGAAGGAAGAACTAAAAACCACAAGTGACTACGTTAAAGAAGCACAAAAATGGGTAAACAAATTTGTAAGACTACGTGATAAAGATAAAGGTTGTGTAAGTTGTGGTTCACCATTAGTAGGTAAGTATGACGCTGGACATTTTTTTAGTGCTGGTGGTCACGGTTCTGTAAGATTTGATTTAAGAAATATACACGCACAATGTGTTTACTGCAACCAATACGAACACGGAAACTTATTTAACTATCACAAAGAACTATTAAAAAGAATAGGAAGCGAAGAATTTAATAACCTGGAACTTAAAAGTAAAGGCGTACACAAGCACGACAAAGAAGAACTTAAACAATTAATAAAAGAATTTAAACAAAAGTGTAAAGAAATAGAAAATAATTCTTAACTTTACATACAAGAATTTAATTTTAAAACACAAGTATATGAGTAAAACAACAGACAAGGTTATAAACCTTATGGAAAAGGAACAAGCAACGCCTAAAAATAAGTGCTTACCAAAAGAAAACATTTATAAAAGTTTGGCAGCGTTCCAGCAAGAATGTCAAGTAATCCACAAAGGAACAAAAGGGTACGGCTATTCTTACGCTGACCTACCAACAATTTTAAGTGTTATTAATCCGTTATTAAAAAAGCACAAGCTTGGCTTTACGCAACTATTAGACGGTACTGAACTACGTACTATTTTATTTCACGTAACAAGTGGTGACACAATAGAAAGTTGTGTAGCTATACCACAAGGTGTTCAGCTAAAAGGTATGAACGAATTTCAAGTATATGGTTCTGCAATTACTTACTTTAGACGTTATGCTATTAGTAGCCTTTTAGGAATAGTAACCGATAAAGACACAGACGCTGGAGGTGAACAAATAAAACCAACACTTGATGAAGGTACTTTTTTAAAAGCAATTGACGCTATACAAAAAAATAAGTACACTAAAAAGCAACTGCAAGACAAATATTCTTTAAGTAGTAAACAATCTAAAGCTTTAGAATTATGTTAGTACGCTGTTCATCACTTGGTAAAATAATGACTAATGCACGTTCTAAAAAAGAAGTGCTTAGTAAAACTGCAAAAACTTATGTAAAGCAGACACTACTCGAAGACGAATTTGGAATAAAAAACGAATTTTGGTCAAGGTACACAGACAAAGGAAACGAAGTAGAACAACATAGTATCGACTTATGTAATGACGTTTTAGACTTTGGCTTTATGTATAAAAATGAAGAAAGGTTTACAAACAAGTATTTAACTGGTGAACCTGATATTATTACAGACGTAGTAGTAGATATTAAGTCAAGTTATGACGCTTCAACTTTTCCTATGTTTGAAGATGAACTGCCAAACAAGGATTACTTTTACCAGGTACAAGGTTATATGTATTTGACTGGAAAACGCAAAGCTTATATTGCTTATTGTCTTGTAGACACACCACAACAAATTGTTGAAGATGAAATAAGGCGTGAACATTGGAAGCATCAAAAGATTGATGAATGTTTAGACATACGTGAGTATGTACAAAGCAAACACCAATTTAGTCACATACCTAAAGAAAACCGTGTAAAGTTGTTTAGAGTAGATTATGACAAGGAAGTGATCCAATCAATAAAAACACGAATAGAAGAATGTCGTGAATACTACAATGAACTAAAAGCAAAGCTTACTTTAAACGTAGAACAATGAATGAAGAAATACCAATAAAATTAAATAAAAATGGTTATTTTGAAATTTGGACATTTTATAAAAGTATAGAGTATTTACATAAAGTAAAAATAAAAAAAAGTTATCTTAATTGTATGCCTTTATATAAATGGCAATATGCACACGAATATTTACATAAAAACGATAAAGTCGATTATCTTTTTTCTTGTTTTTTACAAGAAATAGAAAGAAGTTGGACTGGTGTTGATGACTTAATAAAATTAAATTTTTTAAAAGATTATGAACAAAAAAAACTAATAACTTTATTTAAAAGAAAAATGAATGAAGATATAAAAATGTCAATAAAAAATGGTTGGGATTTTATATGGATGGAAATTAATCACAAAAGTTTTTTAAAAACAGTTGAAGAAATAAAACAAGCAAAAAAAGAAGCTAAAGCAAAAAAAATAAAAACTAAAGTTTATTTAATGCTTGACAGTAATACTGGTTATTATAAAATTGGTCGTTCAGTAAATCCAAGAATAAGAGAAAAAACATTACAATCACAAAAACCAACAATAGATTTGTTGTTTACTTGGCAAGGATATAATAAAGACGAAAGTAATTTACACAAAATGTTTTCAGAAAAGCGTGTTCGTGGAGAGTGGTTTAATCTAAACTATAAAGATATAGATACAATTAAAAATTATTTTGAAGAAACAACTTTAAACGTAGAAAGTTGAAAAGTAAAGAACGCCAAATATTAGAAGAACTAAATAAACAAGATTATAATTTAAAAGAAGAAGAAAATATTTATAGTAGATTTGACGCATATAATGACAAGTATATAGTTGAAATAAAAAACCGTACTGAAGTCTATGAAGATACAATTATAGAATTTGACAAGTACGCTTACAATTTAACATATAGTAAACAAAAAAATAAAGTATTTTTGTATGTCGTTAAAATGGATCACAAGATTTACATTTTTAATATTACAGATTTAGACAAAGAAAATTATAGTTTTAAATGGGAGTGGCGAAGTTTACCAAAACAAACAGAATTTGAAAACAACGAAAAGACGAAAAAGTATATAGGATATATAAACATAAACAAATCAATAAATATGGAACAAAAAATAAATACTGGTGCAATCTTTAAAAACAATTATAAGAAAGCAGACACGCACCCAGACTACAAAGGAAAAATGAACTGTGAAGGTTTAGAAAAAGAAGTAGCGTTATGGGTACGTGAAACAAAGAACGGTGAAAAGTTTTTTAGTATGGCAATAAGTGAACCATACAAACCAAGTGAAACTCCAGCAATAGCTAAACCAACTACTGAAGATGACCTACCTTTTTAATAGTTTTTGTGTTTATCTATTAAAAGCGAAAAGGCAGTACATTAATTTGTGCTGCTTTTTTTTTAACTTTGAAAGGTGGACTGGTTAAAAGAAATATCAAAAGACCATAAAGAATATGTATCTATTGCTAAAAGAATGGGTGCTGGTTCATTTGCTGAAGACGTTATTCAAGAAATGTATTTAAGACTTATAGACCACGCTAATTTGCAGAAGCTAATAAAAGACGGAAAATGTAACAAGATATATATTTACTGGACTATAAGAAACACTTACTTACTACACAAGGAAAAGCAAAAGACACAAATAGAAAATATTAGTTTAGAATATAAAGACGAATCAATGAAGGAAGAATGCTACGGAAAACTACTTAAAAAAATTAATGACGAAATAAACACTTGGCATTGGTACGACAAAATGCTATTTGAATTATACCGTGATAGTGGTAAAAGTATTCGTGAACTATCAAAGCTTACAAGAATTAGTGTTAAGTCTATTTGGCAAACTTTAAAACATTGTAAAACACGAATCAAAGAAGCCGTAGGTGAAGACTGGCAAGACTTCAGAAACACGGACTACGAACGTATTAAAATAGAACAATGAAGACATATTACTTTTATA